CGTATTTTTTTGATATAGCCTCTACAATCTTTTTAATATCATATCTATAGTGAGCCCATATAACAGCTTTGCCTTCCATTTCTTCTAGTACATCCATTAACTGATTAATACGATTGCTTTTAATATCTTGAACGGTGCCATCGTTAGCTGTAAAATGGCCACAAGTAATTTGATGTAATCTCATAAGCTGTGTGATAACAGTTGCTGACGTAACCATCTTACCATTTAAAAATGCAATAGCCTCTTGTTTCATTTGTTTGTATACTTTTTTCTGTTCGTCAGTTAGTTCAACAGTTCTTTTTACAAAAGTCTTTTTAGGTAAATCTAAACAGTCATCTTTTAATACACGATAAGAAAAAGGTTTTAGTTTTTCTGATAGTTCTGCAAGATTTCTATAACCAACAACAATTTCTACAGATCTACCTGATACGTTTATTTTTCTACAAATAGCGTATCGTGTTCTAAATACGTAGTAAGACGATTGATCTAATAAGAAAGGATCTAGAAACTGACATTGTGAATATAAATCTAACGGTGATTTAGTTACAGGAGAACCTGTAAGTATTCTTCTATACTTTGTATGTTTACTTAATTTTAATATGCTCTGTGTTCTTTTAGCTGATGGGTTTTTAATTGTAGTAGACTCATCTACACCCATTAAAGTTTTGTGACTAGCTAAAAATTTAGCTGCAAACTCTACACCTTTTTTAGTAGAGAATGCTTCTACATTCATAATTAGTATGTGAAGTTCTGCACCTGTAGAGAACAAAGGTTTTAAATCTTTATCATCAGGCTTAGTTTTCCACAGTCCAACTTTCTTTTCTATGTAATCAGGCATGTGATTTGGTATCTCTTGGTCAAACCAGTTTTTATAAACACCTTTAGGTGCTACTATTAATGCACCATCAATTTTACCTGCGTTATAAAGCATAGCAATATTATCAATCAATACCTTTGATTTACCCGTACCCATCTCCATAAAGTAAGCAAATACTTCTTTATCCCACGACATTTTAAGGGCTTTATCTTGATGAGCAAAAGGCTTGCTTTTATATTTGTAATGCATATTATATTTTAACTTTCTATTGGAAGCATATAATATATATGCTATAAAATGTCAAGAAGGATATATTATTAATGTCAACAGTCTTTGTTATACAAGACATACCAGGATCTAAAATAGGGACACCTAAAATTAATATTATTGGTGCTACACAATTTGGAACTTTAAAAGTATTGTTACCAGAGAATTCTCAAATTATATTAAGTCCTACGTATGTAGTGACTACATTAAAACAAAAATTAAAAGAATATAAAGAAGATGATTATTTATTATTAACCGGAGATCCCGCTATAATCGGGGTAGCCTGTTCTATCGTATCAGATATTACGAATGGTAAATACAACCTACTAAAATGGGATAAACAAGAAAGGCGTTATTATCCAGTTGAAATTGATTTATATAAGACTTGACAATAATATAAAAACCTATATATAGAAAGGCAAGAAAGTTATGACAAAAATAGATTTTGAAAATGATAGAATGCAATCTGTTGAGCAGATAGATTCAGCTAAAAGATTGTCGGATAAAATTTTAGAACTTAAAGATATAGAAGATGAGATTGCAAATGCAGAGCACTCTTTAAAAAAATTAAAAGAAAAAGCAAAAACAGTTTCAAGCATAGAAATCCCAGCGATGATGGATGAAATGCAGATTACAAAATTAAAGCTAAAAGATGGTGAAGCCGTAGAAATAAAAAAAATATACGGTGCATCTATTCCTAAAGATAAGCAAGAGGAGGCTTTTACATGGCTTCGTAACAACGGTCTAGGTGATATTATTAAAAATGATATTACCGTTACCTTTGGTCGTGGCGAAGATAACAAGGCAGCATCATATGCTGACCTTGCAAAAGGTCAGGGATTTGAGCCAGTTCAAAAGATTGGTGTAAATCCTATGACCTTAAAAGCACTGGTCAGGGAGCGACTTGAATCCGGAAAAGAAGTTCCCGAGGACCTGTTCAAACCGTTTGAAGGTAACCAAACTAAAATAACAAGGAGAAACTAGAAATGAGTGACGCGAAACAAGTGACCACTAAAAAAGAAAACCTACCATCTGCAGGTTTATTCGAAGCAGATGCACAAATGGGTTTTGAGAATGTGAAGACAGATAGTCTGGCTCCACCAATTCTTAAACTCTTACAGAACGGATCAGCGGAAGCACAGAAACGTAATCAAAATTATGTAGAAGGCGCAGAACCTGGTATGTTCTTAAACACTGTTACGAAACAGTTATATAATGGTGATAAAGGAATACATGTTATTCCATGTTACTACAGATTAGAATATCAAGAATGGGCAGATTATGGCACTGGGTCAGGTAGACCAGAGAACATATATCCAGACTCATCTGATGTTCTAGATAAAACCACAAAAGGACCTGATGGCAAAGACAGATTACAAAATGGTAATTACATTTTGACTGTTGGTCAGCACTTTGTAATTATAAAAGGTGATAGAGGTTCTGAAACTGCGATGATATCAATGAGTTCATCTCAGGGTAAAGTTAGTAGGAAATGGAACTCCATGATGAAGTCTATTAGTTTAGATGGAAAGAATGGACCCTACACCCCACCATCGTTTAGCCACATATACAAATTATCTTCTGTATTAAATACAGGCAAAGGTAATCAATGGTATGGCTACAACATAGAAAAAGTTGGGACGTTAGAGGATGCTAAGATGTATGAACGAGCGAAGAAGTTCTACTCTAGTTTTGCTAACAGAGGCTAATAACAAGTTTTGGGGACGTAGGAATCCATGCCAACGTCCCCGAAAGCATAGTGGTGATGACAGACGTAGATAAATTTATAAATATATTTGAGGGTTCGTATAGTGCATACGGTCAAACTAGAAAGACAGATGAGTTTGATGAAAGAGGAAAGCACAAAACAAAATCTTTTATAATAAAGCAAAGACCAACTAAACAAATGTTTACAGAGCATTTGTTAGGTAAAGATCCTGCTCTCGGTATTATTCCTATTAATGAAGAGAATAAGTGTAAATGGTCTTGTATAGATATTGATTTATACAACGGCTTTGACCACAAAGAATTAATTAGAAAGATAAAAGAACATAAGTTTCCATTATTAGTGTGTAGATCTAAATCTGGGGGTGCGCACGTATTTTTATTTACAGATAAGTTTGCACCTGCAGCATTATTCAGAAGTAAACTAAAAGAAATGGCAGCCAAACTAGGTTATGCTAATGCAGAAATATTTCCAAAGCAAAATAAAGTAGACATGCAGAAGGGTGGCACAGGTAGTTTTTTAAACTTACCTTATCACAACGCTTCATTGTCAATGAGATATGCAGTTAAAGATGATGGGTCGGCTATGGATATAATCCAATTTTTTGAAACGCATGATAAAGTAAAACTAACAGAAGATCAACTCTCTAAATTAACCATACAAGAAGAAAAAACAGTTGACAACTTACTTAAAGGTGCTCCACCATGTTTAGTTACAATTGCAAAACAAGGAATACCAAATGGCCAAAGAAATAATGCGATGTATAACTTTGGTGTTTACACAAAGAAAAGATTTCCTGATCAATGGCAAACACAAATATTTAAATATAATGATGCTTATTGTAAACCACCGTTAGATAAAAAAGAAATAGATACATTAATAAAATCAATTGATGGCAAAGAATATAATTATAAATGTAAGGATGAGCCTATTGCTTCTTTTTGTAATTCTAAAAAATGTGTTCTACAAGAGTTTGGTGTTGGAGATGGAGTTCCAGAAGTAGAAATAAAAGAGATACAAAAGTATGATTCTGATCCACCTTTATATTATGTGACTGTTGGTGATGAGCAAGTTGAAGTAGAATCACAAGACTTACATGAGCCGGATAGATTTTCTTTAAAATGTTTAGAACAAATAAATCAAGCGATGCCTCCTATCGGCAAACTTATATGGAGAAAGGTAATAAACAAATTATTAAAAGACACCATACCTTTAGAAGCTCCGGAGTCTACTAAGATAGACGTGCAATTAAAAGAATTACTAGCAGACTATATAAATAAAATACCAGGTAAAGATTGGAAAGATATACTAAGAGGTCTGTCTTATACAGAAGATGGCATAAGTTATTTTAAATTTAAAGACTTTTGGAAGTATTTAGTTAGAACTAAACTATGGCCTGACAAACAATATTCAAAACAAAAAACAGCTAGAATGTTAGAAACACTATTTGATGCAGAAGAAATACCAGGAAAAATAAATAACAAGAGTGTTAGGTATATGTCTCTACAGACAATTAAATTAGATAAACCAAATACAAGAAGAGAGAAAATGAAGGAAGTTCCTTTTGCATAGAATAATAATACCAGGACCACCTGGCACAGGTAAGACACATAGACTTATGCATTATCTTGATGAAGAATTAAAAAAGACTGACCCAGAAAAAATTGCATACATAGCTTTTAGTAATGCTGCAGTAAAAGTAGCTAGGGAAAGAATACCAAATGATAATGTTTATGTAAGCACCATGCACTCTATGGGGTCACAAGAATGTGGTATCAATACAAAAACACAGTTATTAAAGAATGAGAAATGGAAAGGATTTAAAAACTATTCTAGACTTTGCGCAGACTTATCTTTTGAATCACGTATAAATGTAAATGGTTATGTAGAACATGTGAACCCACATATGAAAATTATTGAGTTTGCTAGAAATAAAAACATATCATTAGAAAGAGCAGCTGTTGAATTAGATTTACATTACACAACAGACATATGGTTAACAGAACAAATTAAAGCAGATCTAGATACATACAAAGAATCAACAGGTATGATTGAATATGCTGATATGATTTCCAAGTTTGTCGAGGAGGACAAGTGTCCACCACTACATGCAGTCTTCCTCGATGAAGCCCAAGATCTAAGTCCTTTGCAATGGAAAATGTTTTTTTATATAGAGAGTAGGTGTGATCGATCTTATATTGCAGGAGATGATGATCAAACTATTTATACATTTCAAGGTGCTGATCCAAAAGTATTTATAGATTTAGAGGGTGAAGTAGATGCACAGATACAATCACGTAGGGTTCCAAGAGTAATACATAAACTAGCTAGTTCTATTTTTCCTCACATGACAAAACGTTTGGAAAAAAAATGGCTACCCAGAGATGTAGAGGGTGAACTACACACCAATGTAGATTTTGAAAGCATAGACTTTTCAACTGGTGAGTGGTTGATATTGACTCGAACGAATAAAATGTTAGAAAGGTTACGTGAACATTTATACAGAATGAATTACAGATTTGAATCTAAAGCACAGGAGCTACTACCTAGTAAAATGTTAAACGCATATAAAGTTTGGAAGCGTTTGAATGAAGGAGCTTATGTTAATAAAGAAGATGTAAAAGATCTATGGGATTTTCTCACTGTAAAAGATGGACATCTAACTAGGGGTTTTGCCGGTGGTAAAACTTTAGAAGGTATAACATCAGTAAATCTAGAAGAGCTTAGAGCTGAACACGGGTTGCTAGCAGCGGGCGGCTGGGAAATATTAAAATTTCCAGAAGATAGCAAACTATATATAAAAAAATTATTAGAATCAGGCGATGATTTAATGAAGCCTGCAAGGATAAAATTATCTACAATACATAGTGTAAAAGGTGAAGAGAAAGATAACGTTGTTTTGTTTACAGACATAGAAAGAATTATCTATGAGTCAGCAAAAAGAGATGCTGATCCTGAACATCGTACATTTTTTGTAGGTATAACTAGAGCAAAAGAAAAATTATTTATAACTGATCAAGGTTATGAATATCAATATAACATAGGAGTACCAATAATATGACAGATCCAGATGGTTTAGAAAAAGCATTCCCACAATCAAGGCAGGTAGGTGGGAGTCACTATAAAAATTTTCACATTCAGCCGTACGAGTTTATTTCTAAAAATAATCTCTCGTTTTTCCAAGGCTGTGTTGTGAAATATGTTTGTAGATATTTATCTAAAAATAAGGTAGAAGACTTAGAAAAGATAATTCATTATTGTGAATTAGAAATTTTAAAATTAAAAGATAAAAAGAAATAATGTTTACAGTTCAAACTGAATGGGATTGCCCAGAAAATTTTCCTGATCTATCAGGAGAAAAATATATTGCGATTGATTTAGAAACAAAAGATCCAGATTTAAAAGCAAGAGGGTCGGGTGCCATACAAGGTCGAGGAGAGATAGTTGGTATAGCTGTAGCTGTAGAAGGATGGAAAGGTTATTACCCTATTGCACATGAAGGTGGTGGTAATCTAGATAGAAAAATTGTTTTAGAATGGTTTAGAAAAGTTTGTGCAACAGATTCTTACAAAATATTTCACAACGCTATGTATGATGTTTGTTGGATTAGATCTTACGGTATACAAATTAATGGTCACATTATGGATACTATGTTGATGGCATCTTTAATTGATGAGAATAGATTATGGTACACACTTAATAGTATTTCCTTTGATTATTTAAGAGAAGTTAAAGATGAGAAAGCTTTGAAGGAAGCTGCAGAGTCTTGGGGAATAGATCCTAAGAAAGAGTTATATAAACTACCTGCAATGTATGTTGGAAATTATGCAGAGCAAGATGCTAAACTAACTTTAGATTTATTTAAAAGACTATCTGCTGAGATACAAAAAAAACAACTTGTAGAAATATTTGATTTAGAAACACAACTGTTTCCATGTTTAATAGATATGAAATTTAAAGGCGTTCGTGTCGATATCGAACGTGCTCATAAGCTGAAACAGCAGTTAAATAAACAGGAAGAAGAACTCCTACTAGCAGTAAAAAAAGAAACAGGATTAGATGTTCAAATATGGGCAGCAAGATCGATAGCCAAAGTATTTGATAAACTTTCCTTAACTTACGCCACAACCGAGAAAACAGGGTCACCTTCATTTACAAAAAATTTCCTTTCCACTCATGAACATCCTATGGTTAAGAATATAGCAAAAGCTAGAGAGATAAACAAGGCACACACAACCTTTATAGACACGATATTAAAGCATAATTATAGGGGTAGAATACACGCAGATATTAATCCAATAAGATCTGACCAAGGTGGTACAGTTACTGGTAGATTTTCATATTCTAATCCTAATCTACAACAGATACCTGCTCGTAATAAAGATTTAGGTCCTATGATACGTTCATTATTTTTACCTGAAAAAGATCATAAGTGGGGTTGTTTTGACTACTCTCAACAAGAACCAAGATTGGTTGTGCATTACGCAGCTACAACCGAACCAATCTGTTTTGATAATTCTGTTATAAACATAGTAGAAAAATTTAAAGATGATTCTGTAGACTTCCACCAAACTGTAGCTGATATGGCAAACATATCTCGAACACAAGCCAAGACAATTAATCTAGGATTGTTCTACGGTATGGGTAAAACAAAATTACAAGCAGAGCTTGGCTTAAATACAAAACGAGAAGCAGAAGATTTATTTAATCAATATCATGAAAACGTGCCTTTTGTTCGAGACTTGATGAACACAACGTCAAGACACGCACAAACAACTGGAGAGATTGGCACATTGCTGGGACGTAGATGTAGATTTAATAAATGGGAACCAAATCAATTTGGTATGCATAAGCCTATGGAGTTTGAAGATGCAGTTAAGACTTATACACTAAGACATATACGTAGAGCTTTTACATACAAAGCTTTAAATAAATTAATACAAGGATCTGCAGCTGACATGACAAAGAAAGCTATGGTAGATTTATATAAAGAAGGTATCATACCACACATACAGATTCATGATGAGTTAGATATATCTGTCAAAGATGATACCGAGGCAAAAAGAATAATTGAAATTATGGAAAATGCTGTTAGTCTGTCTGTTCCCAATAAAGTTGACTTTGAATCAGGGAAGACTTGGGGTGATATTTATGGATAATTATGGCTTATTTAAACGCGAACATTCCAGTAGAGTATGCACAAATCAGAAGAGAATATCTTTATGATCTCAAAAAACATCACGGCGAAGTTGAAGATTGTATTATCTTCGGCATCTCATCTATTACAGGTAAGTCGATCTTGTTTCATGCCATTATGGAGAACGGTGCGATCTTTTATAGACTCCCAATTACAGCGTTTATACAACGTGGTTTTGAATCTGCCGATGTACCTAGGCGTAGACTGGACGAGCTTCAGCTTTGGAATTGTTTCAGTTATTATCCTGCTGTGCATTCTTGGGATATCTTAGAAGGACAAGCTGGTAAATACATAGGAAAAGATAAGAAATGGCATCCTGGTAAATATTTATTTACGGTTGACTTTGCTCACCCTGAAAGTAATATACTGGATACGGATCATTCAGAGATACCGCACGAGCATAAATGTGCTCACATCATAGCCCTAGACGACGGGAACTATGCAGCACAACCTAATAATAGATGTATATGGGATATACCTTCATTTACAGTGAAAGATAACATCCCAGATTGGAAGGTGCAAACATCTGAATGGAATGTAGAAAACACAAGTAAATGGAAGACCGAAGATACGGACAACTTCTTTTACGAAATTGAGGAGAAGAAACATGATTGAAAAATGTAAAAACATTTGTTGTAAGGTTTGGGACAAGATTAAAGCTGTTTGGAACTGGATCGTGTCAAGATTCGACAGGTAGTTTATGGCCCTAAAAATTTCTGAGTCTGCATCCGTACAAATGCCTATGAAGACGGTTGCTAGTTTGATCGCGATGGTTGCCATCGGGACGTGGGCTTATTTTGGCCTGCACGAAACGCTCAATCAGCACTCAACAAAAATAGAATTAATGCAAAAGGATTTAGAATTAAATATCCAAGAGGTGAGTTAGGTCAATCAGCTGGAGAAGCAGAACTTTTTATGATTGTAGAACACGTTAGTGGTTTATTAGAAGATGTAGAAGCAGAACTTAAAAGTATGAGAAACAATGCAGTTAATATAGAATTTTTAAAAAAAAGAACTGAGAAGTTAACTGAAGACGTAGAGAAACTAATTAGGAATGGCAATGGACCGAAACACTAGAAAAGTATTACAATATATTTCCGACATGGAAAAACAAGCTAAACAGATGAGCTATGTAAAAGAACTTAAAAAAGAAGTTGAAATAAATGGTACGGGTACACATAAGTACAGAATTAAATACGGACCAAACAAAGGTAAAGTATTAGGATGAAAAAGAAAATTAAATTATCTAAATTTGAATGGGTAAAGAAAAATATAGTTATTATTCCTGTGGTAGCAGCAATACTAGCCGGAACATTTACGTCTATAAGATATGTTTTAAATCTTACAGACACAATTGAAGCAAATAAACAAACTCTTGTAAATATTGAAAGAGATTTAAAGAATCAAAGAGAAAAACTTACAGATACACAAACAAGACTTTCAGCGGCAGAAGCAACATGGGAGATGGCAGAAAATTTATATAGACAATTAGCAGATCAAGTAAGGGAGCATACATATGATATCAAGGATCTTAACAGGTAATCTATTCTGGATTATCTTTTTTCTGATTGTAGCCACATCAGCACAAGCACGTAACGAGTATTTACAGAACGGAACAAATACATGTAGCCGAGGTAGCTTTGATGTTTCCATTGAACAAAGAGATGATCAATATAATTATAATCATAATAGTGCTAGTAATAATTATGAAGGCACTGATGACGATAGAATGTTAAGATTTACTTGGAGAAAGTATTTAGGATCAGCATGTACAGATGAGTTTATTGCAGAACAAGAAAAGCAAATGAAAATTAAAACACAATTAGAAGTTATTAAAGAGTGTAAAAGAGTGCCTAGAATTAGCC